GGCGACTCCGAGATCATCGACGCACTCGAACTGCCGGAGGGCACGAAACGAGCCCTCCGCAACAGGTTCGGCATGCGAGGCATCGCCATAGGGGTGTTCCGATGAACGTGCAGCATATCCTCAACCGAGGCCGACAGCTCGCCGAATCGTTGATGACCGACCAGTGCCGCGTCACCCATATGGGCAAACCGGTCACCGACCCCGAAACGGGACTGGTGGAACCGGCTGCGAACACCGTGTATGAGGGCAAGTGCAAGGTGCAGACCTCGGGTGGTCTGGCTGCCGAGAACACGGAGGGCGGCATCGTCGAAGCGTTGGGTGCCGTCACTCCCGTGTGGAGCATGTACGTGCATTTCCCCTACGGCACCATGGGTTTATTGCCGGGTGACGTGTGCGAGATAACCGAGGCCGATGACCCGAATCTCAAGGGCAGGAGGCTCCGGTTGTTGAACATGCAGTCCGAGAAGACACACTCCACCGCATGCCGGTGGAATGTGAAGGAGGTGGGCAACAGCAATGAGTGACATCACCATAGACGCTTCGGAGCTGACCGCGTTCGGCCGTCGTGTCGCCGCCGCGCACGCCAAAGCCTCCATAGCGGTCGCGAAGGCGGTGAAGAAGGGCGCGCAGAACGTCAAGGAGTCCATTCAGGAGGACGTTGCCGGTTCCGGCAACGCCGGCATCCGCAAGGTGCAGGTCGCCTACGAGCTGGGCAGTACCGGCACCACTGTGTACGCGGACGTGAGCCCCCGCGACGGCGGGGCCTCCGACTTGGCCAACATCGCGTTCTTCGGCACCGCGAAAGGCGGCGGAACCCACGCTTTTTACGAGCATGCGGAGACGGAGCTTCCCCCGCTCGCCGAATACGTGGCCGACGCCGCCGACGACATGCTGATAGGAGCCATCGGATTATGAGCGTCATGGACCTGACCAATGCGGTTCTCGATCTGCTGCCCTCCATGCCGTCCGGCGTGAAGGTGTACAGGCAGGAGGAGCCGCTGGAGTCGGAGATGCCGCCGTGGATCATCGCGCGCGTCTCCACCGACCGTCATGTGGCGGCGGAGACGATGCGGTTCACCGCCCACTCCGCCCTGTTGGAGGTTCGCGCCGTCAGCACCACCGTCGACAGCGTGAACATCTGGTGTGACGACATGCTGATTCCCGCGTTGGCGAACCGCTCCCCCACCCGGCCGTCTGGCTACACGGTCGGCCAGCTCACCCTGTACGAGGATTCCGGCGCGTACGCGGCCGGTCTGACCGCCGACGACACCGCGCGCCGCTACCAGGTGCGCGTCCTCCGGTTCCGCTTCACGTGGAGCCGACCATAGTCAACCAATCATTTACCAAAAGTCTTCAACGCCATCCCACACGGGGTGGCCTTTTGCTTCAAGGAGCACATTATGACCCTGAAACTGGGTACAGAGATTCCTGGCACCAGCGCCGATGGCAACATCACCACACTATGGGTGCCGACGATCAAGGACATCAAGGCCCCCACCATGGCCGAGCTAGAAGCCGGCACCGACATCTCGAACTACGTCATGCTCGGCGGATGGAGCTTCGACCCGTCGCAGGACGCCGTGTCCGACCAGCGCGAGAACGCCGTGCAGGACTTCGGGGCCCCCGGCCGCAAGAGCGCCGGCGACATCAGCATCGAGGTCATCGACAACACGAACACGGAGCACCAGGAACAGAACAAGGCCGTCACCCTCATGCACGAGGGTGCCTCAGGTTATATCGTGCGCCGTCGCGGCATAGCCACCGACACACCCCTCGCCGTAGGGCAGAAGCTCACCGTCGTGAGCGTCATCTGCGGTGAGAAGCAGGTCATCAACCCGGACGCGAGCACCATGATCCGCTCGAAGATTCCGCTGTTCGCGAAGGCCCCCGGCTGGGAGTCCGAGACCGCAGAGATCTCGAACCCAAAAGGCTGACGCCTCCGACCGTGACCGCCGCAGCCCGTGAGGGAGGCCGGACGGTCACGGTGAAAGAGGCCATCGCCGGCGGCTGACAATTCTTCCGTGCGGGGATTCTAAACCTTTCTGGCCCCGCACGGGCATTCTCTCTTCTCTCTCAGAAAGGTTTTCAGACTTTCAGAAAGGGATAATCATGGCTTTGGAAGTGAAGCGCAAGCGCGTGGACGTCGACCTCATATTGGATCAGGAGAAGGCCGAAAAGGTCGCCGCATTGGGAGCCGACCTGGAGCGCGCCATGGCGCAGCATGTGACCGAGGGCGGCAACGCCGCCGCCAAACGCATCGCCGAACAAATCGACAAGCTGCGAGGCGAGGTGAAGGACGACACCGTCCGCATCACCCTGGAGGCGCTGCCGCTCTCCCAGTGGCGTCAGGTACTCGAAGCGAACACCGTCACCGAGAACGGCGTACCGAAGCAGCGCATCGAGGACATCTGCGCCGACGCCGTCAGACTCATGGTCAGGAAGACCGTGCCGGAAACCCCTGTGGATGATCTGGCGAACGTCATGACCGAACTGTCCGACGGCCAGATCAGCCCCATCTGGTATGCGATCCGTGACCTGAATGCGAAGCTCATCGACCCAAAAGACGCACTCGAATCAGCCTCGCGGATAATCCGCAGACAGTAAGGGAACTGCGAATCTGCCAGAAGCTCGGCATCAGCTACAAACGCTGGCTCGGCTGG